GCGCAGGGTGAAGCATATCATATTGACGGCCTCCTGTATGTCGCTCTCCCAGTCGCCGCCCTCCTTGTCGGAATCTATCTTGTTGATTACGACATCGTGCTGCACGTCGCCGTTGGGGTTGACATAGAAGGTGCTGAACCAAACCTTGCCGCTGTTCTCCGCGCCGGTGAGGAAGTCGAGTATGCGCCGCTTTTCCTCGACGATACGCGCCTGTTGCCGGGCGCGGTCGGTGATGCCCTCGGACTTGAATATGGAATCCCAGTATTTCTGCGACACTTCGATGTGGTATTTGAGCGGCGCGGAGTTGCGGAGCTTGGCTTCTTTGGCGAGGCCGATAAGCTGCTTGATGTTGAACCACTTGCCGCGAAAGAGCGCGGCATAGTAAGGGATGGGATAATAGGTGCTGTCGGGTGTCGGAACGCGGCTGACGATGGCGAACTTGCGGCAGCGGTCGCCGTTGGCAAGTCGCTCGCGGAGGTCGCAGAATGGAGCGGCGGCATCGAGCATTTCGATAATCTCGCAGTCGTCGAGCGTGGCGAACTTGCGCCAGTTGGCGAAGTAGACACGCGGGATTTTGCCGTGGGTGTCCGCCGGGGCGAAGCGGCAGTAACAGGCTTCCTTTCGGATAAGGCGCACTATCTTTGTGCCCTCGGTGTTCAGTATGATCACCGACACGGCGAAGGCAAAGTGCTTGAAGTCCTGGCACACGCCGAGGAAGTAGCTTGCGAGGTCGTTGTCAAGGGTGAAGTCGTCGACATCTGCGGCGACGGCTTGGGAGGCATTGGCGGTGTCGTACTGGAGGCCGGAGCCGTAGCACACTTCGGCGTTGAACATCTGACAGGTGGCGATGGTTTCGTCCGATTCTATCAGGTCGATGATGTCGAATGGCATAAGGTTTGTTGCACCCCACGGCATATATGCGTGAGTGTCGGAGAGGATTGTCGGCGTAATCTCGCCGTCCTCCTTGAACACCGGCTTCGGCTCGGTGAAAGCTGCCGAGGCGCGGGCGTTGGGTAGGTTCTCGACAGAACTAAAAATAAGCTGCTCCATAATCTTGTGGTTGTGGTGCCACAAAATTATGGAGCGAGTATGTGGAGCGAAAAGACGCGGCAAATTTAGTATAATGAAGTTCCTCCCCCTACGGTAAATCTGTCAAGTTTGAGAGAGTCGAGATTTATAAGGGCTGTAATATATGTATCGCCGCCATCGCAACAACTAAATATTTGTGTATAATCATCAGTTGGTGACAAGTTGCTTTTGTGATACAAGGACATAAATATTTGACGCTCTCCACGTTCATTTATGCCGCCAATATATTGTCGAGCATAATTTTTTAGGTTGCCTTTGTTTTTTAGATGGTAATTTTCTCCATGATGTTTTGCGTCGGAAATAATTGTGTCGATATTTTCTTTTAGAATTTTATCGGCTATTTCTACGTCGTCGGGAGCAGGGGTAAACCGTTTTGAAAACTTATAAGGCGCAGGCCAAGTAAGCCGATTTTCGCTAAAAATTACACCTCTGTCGGTTTTGCCTTTGCGCATAAACCAGACGGTGCCACCAAAGGCATCATCGCACTCAACTTTGCTAATGTAATAATGAGTGGCACAACTTGAAAAGCATAGTAATGCGGCTAAAAACAATATGTTATACGACTTACGCATATGCAAAGGTAGTGAAAATCGGCGAGATTGAGGGCACGATTATAGGAAAACTTCGAGGCCGTTTATTCGGAAAATGCAGACGAGGCGGATTTTACGGATTTGGCCGGAGGCCAGGACCTTGAAGTTTTGGGTGCCGGAATATCTTGCGGCGGCCTTGTTGGGGAGTGCGATGCAGCCCGGCAGATGCACGATTTCGCCCGACTTCTTCCAAAAAGAAATGTCGATGGGGTCGCCCGAATGTAGCATTGTGAGGGCGGTTGTATGGTGGATTGCGTGTGCCATTACGAGAAGGGATTTTTGAAGGTGTCGTGATGTATTCGGTCGGGGTGTCGGAGGCCGCTGTCGGGGCGAGTGGAGGCGCGTCGGTAGGTGAACTTGATTTTGTTGAGTTCATCGTCGCCGTCCTGGACTTCGCTTGTGCTGTCGGTGATGAGCACCGGGGGGAAGGATTCGTTGAGGTGGTCTTCCTCGTTATAGGGTCGGTCGATGATGCGGACGTCGCGCGAGGTGAAAAGCTGCGTGAGCCAGTCGGCGGTGTCGGCTGAAAGCGCGTCGGCCTGAAACTCGTACTGCCTCTCTACGGATTGGTCGTAAAGGCGGAGGGTGTCGGCGCAGACGGCCTCGGAGCGTTTTACTTTGGTCTTGGCGGTAGTGTCGCCGTGGAGTTCTGCCAGTTCGGGGCAGTTGAACATATTGGCGAACCACAGCCGCAGATCGGGGCGGCGGTCGGAGTAGTAGATGGTGACGGAGCGGCGGCCTATCTCGACGGTCACGCCGAGGATTTCGTAAGGCGTGGCATTGTAGTATTTGGCGCATCGGTCGCGGAGGTCGGCGTGGGTCACGGTGAGCATCGAGGCGGCGAAGTCTTTGCCGTAGCCGGTGTAGCCGTCGGGAGCGAAGATTATGCGGATGTCGTTGGTGTCGGCGCGGCGCGTGATGATATGGTAGACGATAAGCTCCTGGTCGATGTATTCCAACGGTGGCCGGATATAGAAAAACGGCAGGGGCATGTCGCGCGAGGCGGTGATGATGCGGCGCGATGTGAGGAATTGCTGCGATATGACGGCGTAGGGTTGTAGCTCGGTGTGGCGGTCGCAGTATAGGACGGCGAAGGTGCGCGACGCGGAAGTGCCGTCGGCGGCTTTGGCGGTAAGCCGGAAAGTCGCGAGGGGCTGCGACCATTGCACCATTTCGGCCTCGATGATGGAAGCGAAATCGTGGAGCACGACGGTGCCGGAGTATGGGTAGTAGGTTTCGGAGAAAACAAGGGTTTCGCCGGTGCCGTCGAGGATATGCAGCGATATATCCACGGCAGTGGCGGCGGTCTGCACGGTGATGCGCTCGACGGCAGACGAGAAAACGATGTCGCCGAAGTTCAAATGTAATGTCGTAGCCATATCGCAAAGGTATATGGCCGCGATTGCCGGGTAAAAGACAATCGCGGCGCGGAGTGTTCAGCCGATGGCGACCTTGTAGATGCCATATTTGTCTTCGGCGCAGAGGTGGTATTTGAGGCCACGGGCGATGCTGTCGCTCTCCATGTGGTGAAAATCCTCGCCGTCGCGCCAGCAGAACCACAGAGCCTTTCGGAAGGCGTCGTTTACGGATTCGGCCTCGATGAGCCATGAACCTTTGTCGGTGAAAACTTTGAATTTGAGCATATCTTTGGGAATTTGAAATTTGAAATCGGGAAATTGGGGGAGAGAGGAAAAAGCCGAGGGGGTCAACCCTCGGCGGCGGCAAGCTGTTTGAGTTCGTTGAAGTGCTGCTCAGAGATTGAAGCACCGAGTTCGCGCTTTTTCCAGAGCATGAAGCGCATTGCGGATTGTGCGGTGCGGCAGTTGCAGCCTATGTTCTCGTCGGGCATCACTCCGAGAAGGTAGACGTAGAAGCCGTTGTTGCGCGAGCGCTTGAACACAAGGAGTTTGGCGGGATTCGATGCGGTTGCCTCGGCCTGGGGTTGGGGCTGCTGTTCGGGAGCGGCGGCGGTTGTTGCCTCGGACTTCGCGGCTTTTTTGCTGCTGCGCTTTTTAGTTTTGGCTGTCGTGGTGGCGTTGGCGGTAGCGGCGGATGTGGTGGTAGTAGCTTTCATTTCTTTGAATTTTAGAGGGTTTGTTACTTGCCCCGAAGGGCTTATTGAATTTTTACGTTGCAATATCAGGGAGCGCTCAGGAAGCGATGAGCAAAAATTTCAAGGAAAATTTCAGCCTTGCGCCGGAGATAAAAAGCGAAGCTGCAACGAAGCGAAGCGAGCTTTTTATTGAAATTTTGTGTGGAAATCCTGTGGCCTGTTTTGCGTAGGAGCGTTGAGCCCTACCTTTGCGACAGGAAAAATCACTATGCCCTGACGGATCAGGAAAGTTACTGCCGTCTAAAACCCGGAGGGATGATAGGCGTACTGCCGCCACTAACCTTTACCCACAAATAGGCATTCCTTTAGTTTCCAAGAGGAATTGATAGATATTCTCAATTCTGTCAATTCCTCTTTTGAATGTTATGATTCCGGGTTTTGGTTGAGAGGGCATCGCGCTCCAGCCGCCCTCGCAGG